ATATCATCAGTACAAAGTAATTTTCATAATATTCCTGTTAATTTATTTTCAAAATCAATTAATGAATTATTAAGTAATGATGTAATTGAAATTTCAGACTATAAAGACGAAACCATCGCAACTTTTGGATTAAAATATATTGCCGAAGACACAGGATGTAAATCAGGTTATTTATTTGCAATTAAAACAATTGATGATAAGTTTATCGGGTGTTTAGGTCTTGATTACACAAAAAGAAAAACTAAACTTGATGAAGATTCAATAAAACGTCTTCAGGTTTATGCCACATCTCTTGGTGGAGTGTTAATGACACACTTAGAACAATAATTATGACAAAAAAAACAAGAATAACCAAAGTAAACATTCTGGCAGAACAAAGATATTTGTCAAAAAAATTTATAAGTGAAGATGAGACATCACCTATAAAGCAACCATTACCTATAAGTCAACCATCAACAACAAGTGATAGTGCAAAATTAGCAAACCCTTGGGTTAAATCACCTATTGAACCTATAAAAAGTGGTGTTAACACACTAACAACTGACGATAAAACAAAAATATCATCATCTTTGTGGAATAAAATAAATTCAGACGAAGAATTAAAAAAAAATCTTGGTTTACAACCACACCATACTGAAGATAATTTTTTAGCCGATATTTCACATAACATTCATGGACACGTAACTAAAGATGGTCATATGACTTTAGAGTTTCCGAGTTTAGGGAAAAATCATAACACAACATTAATGTTGGGTAAATCATTTGCTCAACACGGAGATTCACACGGTGGACACAATACACAACCAACATCTATACCACATTCAAGTTTTGATGTTGGTGTTAAATTTAATTTAGGTAATTTACTTGGTGGAAAACATAGTGGTTAATTATTTACAACAATAATATGAAAAACGATATAGTTTTATTAGAGCACTTAAAAGTTTTACAACAAAAACTTTCATCAACAAAAGTGCCCAATAGAAAAAAAATTATAAAGGAATCTTTAGAAATTATAGACATATCAAGTCAATCCAATTTTAAATTTCGTCAAATGAAAAATAATAAATATTTTATTTTTCATCATACCGCAGGTAGAGGTGCCGCAACAGATGTTATTAAAGTTTTAAATTGTAGACGACGTAAAAATAAAAAACCAGGTTGTATGATATTAGGTGTTCAATTTATTATTGATAGAGAAGGTAAGGTTTATAGAGGTTTACCTAATGGATCATCAGGTGGTCACGTAGTTAGAGAGAAAAAAGGACCTATGGATGTTACTAACTCAAACTCAATGGGTGTTGAGATTATCGCTAAAGATGATCAAGATGTTTTAATAAAACAATGTAAATCGGCACTTTTATTAGTTAAAGATCAAGGTTTTTCGTTAAATCAAATATTAGGTCATGGTGAAGTTAGTACTAATAAAATGGTAGATGAGGGTCAAAAGTGTAAGAGATATGCAAATAAGTATTGGAATACACCTGAGAATCAATTACCCGATACTGATGATGAGCTAGGTAAAGATATAGACCCTAAGGTAAAAGACAATGAAATTTTTAAAGATAAAAAAGATAATTCGGAATATAACGATAATAAACCAGATGATGATGTTATTGATGTTGAAGATAATCCTAATAAGGATGTAACAACTACTACCACAACTGAAAAAGGTAGTTTTCTTGACTTTTTTAAAAACCTTGGTGGTATATTAAAAAACAAAGAAGACTTAAAAATAGAAGAAGACGTACAACGAATTAAAAATTTATTAAAATAATTACCAAACCCATTTGTCTTATCGGAATAAATATACTATCTTTGTGGTATAATTAAAAAGTTCATTAATTTATTAACCTTTAAAAATCAACAAATGAGTGATGAAACTCAAGTATTGGTTAACTATACTTTCTACTATTATGATAATAATGGTAAAAAATATACAACACCAAACTCATCTTTTGCTGAAGCAAGAGCGTATTACTACGGTACGGAAGCAGTGTACATAGAAAAATATTAAAAAAATATTTACATATAATTTGACAAATGAAAAAAATGTCTTATCTTTGTAAAACAAATTCGGAAACGTCCGAATAAAAAAAATAAAAAAGATTAGAAAAAATTTGGAAAATTCAAAAAGTATTCTTAACTTTGTAAAACAAATCGGAAACGTCCGATAAAGTTCTTTGAAATTTTAGATATTATCCGTTCAGGATTAAGTTAAGAACCTTCGGGTTTAAGAGTGAAACTGATAAAGATATTGGGCCGTGTATAGTCCATAAAATAAACTACGAAAGTAGGATAAAGTGAACCCCAAGTGTAACGGGTTTGCGTCTTGATGATCTTCGGATCATTGAGGTCAAGTACACAGGCGAGATACCATAAGATCTTTAGTACCGAGGCCAACGGTGTAGGGAAAGTGATTTTATGACGAGGTGATGTGGGTCATCTTGTTGAGGAGGGAACTCCAATAGGAATAACTCGTAGGGACGTTGCAAGAATCAATATTTCCAATGTTGTTATTGCGTATCCCAGTATCAGAGGATACTTAAAACCGAAAGGTATGTTAATGTACGGGTGGTGCCGTTATTAACCTTAACCAACTTCTACCAAGGGGTTAGTTTCGAAGTAGTCTTGAAATATTGAAATGGGGACATTTCACGGAGTTGTTTGGTATTTTGTTATTCAAAAGATAATGAAGCTTAAGACGGACCACAACTTTGATCAATCCACAACACAAAAACTTTTATAGAAAAGGTAAAACTTATAACTAAAAAGCAAAAGTGTTCGTCACGATATAACGGAAGTTACCCACCTATTCACTGGCTGTCAGTGGAACGTGATAACCGCAAGTTTGACCGTATTTTTATGAAAAATCTCTAGGTCGTCGAAGACCGAACCAGGACGCAATCTTGGGGAGACAGGAGTAGTAAGAGAGTAGTTGTATCGTCAAGGAGTGATTGGTCTAACCAATCGGTAATGAGTGTTACAGGACAAAATCCTGTGGATAAGAGTAGAACCAATAATGACTCGAAAGACACTTACAAAAACTGTAATCTCAGGTTTTTATTTTTTAGGTAAAACTTAAGTTAAAAAAATTGATTAGGGACGATGTGAATCGATCCCTTTTTTTGTGCTCTAAAATATAATATTCGAGCAACACTAATCTATAATTTTAATGCATAAAAAAACCCCATCCGAAGATGAGGTTTACATTTGGTGGAGGTGCGGAGGCTCGAACTCCGGTCCATAATATCCTGTCAGAGAAGGACTACACGTTTAGGTCAAGGTTTGTCATACCTTCCGAAATATTTGGTTCCTATTTTGACATCGTTACCAATAACTGTGTCGAGTTCACTTTTATTACGGTAGTACTCTGAACGAGACCGTCGTTTCCTTTTAGAGTAAAAACCAACTCATCAACGACTTCTGTTGCTAGGTTATCTGTCTGACCGACCCCCGTTTCCGTAAACCTATTAGGCTACAGTAACTTCGGATCCTCTTAGTAAACCAAGAGTTTCCATTTTCGATAAAACGTCGCCGATTGTTTTTGTGAATCAGTTTTTAAGGAGATTAATTCAGTCTCCACGTGCCCTTTGTCTTCAGCCAATACCTGTCAAATCCAAAAACACCCCCATATGTCAAATAACTTATTATAAATACAAATATAAGTGTAAAACTACAATAATCAAAATTTTTTGATATTTATTTCATATGGAAAAAGGAAATTATAACCCATACGATGAGGATGTTGAGATAATACAGGATGATGAGAACGTTAAGATTGTTAAAGTTAATACTTTAAATTCTGCCCAATATTTTGGAACTGATTTTTATGGTAATGATAATTGGAATAGTCACTATAGAAATGGAGATCTATATTTTATTATCGGTAAAAAGGATAAAAATATATATTCTATATATAATGACGATGATGGAAGTGTTATTAGGGATCTCAATAAAACTAATGTAGTTGTAACAGTAAACGATCTTAAACGTGCGTTTTTATCTTCATTAAAGATACTATCTCCGATTATTAAAGGGGGTAAAACATATGAGTTTTTAAGGGAGGTTTCCAAAGGTTATGATCCACATTGGAGAAGTAATGGAGACGATCCTTTAATTGATGAAGTAAAATTTAATACAAAAAACCCAAGTAATTCTAAGGTCGTTATTAAATTTGAAGATGATGAGGTTTTTTTGGACACCATTAATGTTGAGTCTATTGATGATGTATATACTTATAGAACGTTTGTTGGTAATTACTCAGGTCGTGATTATGACACATATGGTGAGGAGGATAGATGGAAAGAGGGTGAATTTATTGAATACCATTTTAACACTGAAAACCAACGTAAAGCACTCCAAGTTGCCAAATTTTATGAAAATAGATCTGAACTTAATGGTAATAGAGATATTGCGGCTATTTTAAGTGATCACTTTGGAAGAATCGTTGATGATTTAATTTATGAGTACACATACAAATGGCAAGATTGTATTGATGATGTGGTTAAAGATATAATCTTAGGTGAGATTGCAAAACCATTTGATAAATTTGGAATAAAAGAAATACATAGAGGATATAGATTTGAAACAACTGTTGGAGTATTATTACATTGGTATAGTGATGTTGAAAATGATAAATTTACGTTAAGTGAGTTATTAAATAAATTAATAAAACTTTATGATAAGAAAGACAGGGGTTATTGGAATGAGTTAGTGTATGAGGTAAATTGTGATGATTGGGACGATAATGTTATGCAAGAGTATTACTCAAAAAGTTTGGACTCAATGTTAGAAAAAGTACAAGAGGATGATCGTTTTATTAATATTGATGATTACAATGAAATGTTAGATCATGTTGAAAAAACATATGGGTATGAATGGAGACATACAGAAAAGGATCCAAACCTACAATTTTTAATTTTAAAGGTCCAACCTGAAACTAATAAAGTTTTAGTTAACGTTCATAACGATAAGACCGGTAAATACCATCAAAGACTTTTGGATGTTGATGGTTTATATCAATTGGACAATCAACCCGAATTATTTAACGAAAGAAGGATAGTAAGAAAAAAATTTTTATAATTCAAATTAATTGTCTATATTTGTGTTATGGAACGAAATTATGAATTATTGAAGGAGGTATTATCCGTACCTACTAAAACTTATCAGGAAGAAAGAATGGTTCAATTTATTACAAATTGGTTGACCGAAAACAATATTCCCTTTTATGTTGATGAAATGTCAAACATTTATGCAACAAAACAAACCGATGAAAACATATCGTATTTTCCTTGTGTGATTGCACATACCGATACGGTACATAACATTGATACAATTAATGTATTTGAAGAAATGTTACCTGACGCTCAGGGTAATGTAAAATTATCATTAAAAGCGTATAACGACAATGATGAACCAACAGGTATTGGTGGTGACGATAAATGTGGTGTGTACGGTTGTTTGGAATTGTTGAATGAACTACCTAATTTAAAAGCTGCATTTTTTGTGTCTGAGGAAACAGGTTGTAAAGGTTCGTTTAAGGCGGATCCTGAGTTTTTCACAAATGTTGGTTATGGGATCCAATTTGACGCTCCTGAGAATAATATGATTTCTGAGTTCTTGATGGGAAGAAGTATGTTTGATCGTGATAGTAAATTCTTTGAAGTTGGTGGACGATTGATTACAGAACACTTTCCATCTGATACAAAATATCACAAACATCCTTACACGGACATTTATCCTATTAGAACGATGTTTAACATCCCGTGTTTCAATATTTCTATCGGATACTATAACTACCATACAAGAAACGAATACGTGGTCGTAGAAGACACTTATAACGGAATTAAAGTTGGTAAGATGATGATTGAAGAATTAGGTTACGAAAAACACTAAATAAAAAAAGGGAGATTATTCTCCCTTTTTCTTTCTACTTCTTTTTTTAGGTTCTATTAATACTCCCTCTTCAAGATCAATTATTTGTTCATCATTTTCTGTTTTAACAAATAACCTATAATCTTTGTTTTCTGTAACTTCACCTGTTAATATTTTTTCAGATATTAAATCTTCTATTTTATTTTGAATTGCTCTTTTAATTGGTCTTGCCCCAAATACCTCATCAAAACCAACTTTTGAGATTAAATCAATTATTGAATTTTCATATGTGAAATTATACTTCATAGATTTTAGTCTTTTAACCAAAATATCAATTTCTAATTTTACAATTTTATCAATATTATCTTTATTTAGAGAGTTAAAGATTACCACATCATCAATTCTATTTAAGAATTCAGGTGCGAAAAATTTACTAAGTTCTTTTTTAAGAATATCTCTTTTTTGTTCTTCTTGTACGACTTCACTTGAATTACTTGATTTGAAACCAACACCTGTACCAAAGTCTTGTAATTTTCTAACTCCAATATTAGATGTCATGATAATCAAACAATTCTTGAAATTGATCTTTCTACCTAAGCCATCAGTTAAATGCCCATCATCTAACATCTGTAATAATGTTGAAAATATATCTTTATTTGCCTTCTCAATCTCATCAAATAAAATAACACAATAAGGTTTGTTCTTAACTTGTTCTGTAAGTTGCCCACCTTCTTCGTGTCCTACATATCCTGGAGGAGATCCGATTAATCTTGATATTGTGTGTTTTTCTTGGTATTCGGACATATCCACACGGATAAGATTATCCTCACTTCCAAATATTTCTTTTGCTAATTGTTTTGCTAAGAATGTTTTACCAACACCTGTAGACCCTAAAAAGATGAATGAACCGATAGGTCTATTTGGATCTTTAATTCCAACACGATTTCTTCTAATTGATTTAGATATTTTACCAACGGCTTCTTCTTGACCAATAACGTTAGCGTTTAATGTTGATTCTAAATTAACTAAAGAATTTTTCTCATCAATATTTATCTTACTTACAGGTATTTTAGTCATATTTGAAACTACCTCATAAATTATCTCTTCTGGAATACCACGTTTACTTGTTTTAAGTTCATTATCAAATTTTTTCTTTTCGTTTTCCAAATCAGTTAAAATTTTACGTTCTTTATCACGTAATTCTGCGGCTTGTTCGTAGTTTTGTTTTTTAATAACATCTACTTTTTCTTTTTTGATATTTTGAGCATCCTGTTTTAATTTTTCAATAATTTCAGGAAGCTTAATGTCAATTTGCATTCTTGATCCAACCTCATCTAAAATATCAAATGCCTTATCAGGAAATTCACGATCTGTAATATAACGATCCGCTAACTCAACACATAATAACAATGCCTCATCAGTATAGTTAACTTTGTGATGTTCTTCATATTTACCCTTACTTTGTTTAAGGATTTCAAAGGTTTCTTCTTTAGTGGATGGATCAATAACAATTTTTTGGAATCTTCTTTCTAATGCACCATCCTTTTCAAAATTTCTACGATACTCATCTAAAGTTGTCGCCCCAATACATTGAAGTTCACCACGAGATAATGCAGGTTTGAATATGTTAGATGCATCTAAAGATCCTGAACTATTACCAGCACCAACCATTGTGTGGATCTCATCAATAAAAATTATGATATTTGGAGCCATTTGAAGTTCCTCAATGATAATCTTCATTCTTTCCTCAAATTGACCTCTATATTTTGTGCCCGCAACAATAGAGTTAATATCTAAAGATACGATTCTTTTATCTGATAAATTTTTTGGACATTCACCATTATGTATCATCATTGCAAGTCCCTCAACAATTGCAGTTTTACCCGCACCTGGCTCACCAATGATTATTGGGTTATTTTTCTTTCTACGAGATAATACTTGGGCAATTCTAAAAATTTCCTTTTCACGACCAATTACAGGATCTAATTTTCCTTCACTTGCCAATTTATTTAAATCCTTACTAAAGTTATCTAAAACTGGTGTTCCCCCATCGGTCTTTTTTTTACCTTTATCGTTTTCATCCATAAATTCAATCATATCTTTTTGTTTTATTAAAAAATAGTAAATCAAGTTTAAAAAGTATACCTTTTGACAAAATGTCATGGTAAAAAAATACTAACTGACATTTTGTCATATTTTATGGTTTGGCACATATTTAGTAAAAAAAAGTATAAATAATAAACTATAAAAAATAATACTATGTTTAATTTTAGAAATTTTGATAAAATTTTTAATGAAATGTTATCAGAACGAATAAGTTTAAGTTCATCATTTTTAGATGATAAGAATTGGACTAAAAAAACCTATAAATCCTCAGATGGATCTTTTTCCTATACCTACATGACTCGTAAAACTGAAGGTGATGATTTGATTGATTTAAAAGACAAATTAATTTTGGCAATAGAAGATCAAAATTTTGAGGAAGCCGTAGAGTTACGTGATAAGATAAAAAAATTGGAGGAGAATAAAGAAAAAATATTTGAACTACAATCCAAATTAGACGAATCAATAAAGAATCAAGAATTTGAAAAGTCCATTGAATATCGTGATCAGATAAACAAGTTAAAATAATTAAAATCCACCCAAAAGGGTGGATTTTTTAATTTATGGAAATATATTTAAAATAAAAATATTATGGCAATCTTAAAAGAAGAATACGTAGGCACAAAGATATTGAACGAGGTTCAATCATCTAATGTTGTAAGAAGTGAGTATGATACCGCAACAAAAAAATTAATTGTAGAATTTAAAAATGGGGTTAAGTATGAATATGATAATGTACCACACCAATCATATACAGAATTTAGATCCGCACCATCTCAGGGTAATTACTTTAATTTACAAATCGCAAAAAAATACAAGTACACTAAGCTAAGTTAATTTATAATAACGTTGTATTTATATATGATGGATGCAGAATTAATTAAAAGTTTTAATATACAGGATAATCTTAACCCAAAGGTTTGGGAAAAAGATGGTGACGAGTTTAAAATGAATACTCAGGTAAGAGAAAGATTACTTGAGATTGCATACCAATTTATAGATTTTTTAGGGGTTGATATTGTTGTAACTGATATCATTCTTACAGGATCATTATCTAATTACAATTGGTCAAAGTATTCTGATTTTGATTTACACATAGTTGCAGATTTTAATCAGTATCCTGAAAATCAAATAGAACTTTACGAAAAACTTTTTAATTTAAAGAAAATGATATTCAATCAACAACATGATATTACAATTTTTAATTATGAAGTTGAGTTATATGTTCAGAATGAAACCGAAACTCATTTTAGTAGTGGGGTTTATTCTGTGTTATTTAACGAGTGGTCAAATGAACCTAAAAAAGAAGATGTTTCAATAGATAAAGAATTATTACAACAAAAATCAAAACAATGGATGAATATTATTGATGATTTAATTGATTCTATTCAAGATGATGATGTTGAAACCGCAAAAGAATTAATACAAAAATACAAAGACAAGTTAAAGAAATATAGAACTTGTGGTTTAGAAAAAGGAGGAGAATTCTCAAATGAAAATTTGGTTTTTAAAATTCTAAGAAGAAATGGTTATATTGAAAAACTACATAATTTATCATCTAAAATAATTGATGACAAATTATCCATGAAACAATAATTTAACAAATCAACAAATAAACATATTTATTGCTATATTTATATAGAAAATAATATTTTAAAAACAAATATACTATGGGAGGATTAAAACCTATTGGCAGTGAGAAATTAGAGGGTATGGATAAGATCCGTAGAATTATGGAAATTGCCAGATACAAAGAAAATATACCAAAACCAATAAATGAAGACAAATCATCTGAATATAAGTTGTCTTTGTCTGATGGTAACACATATGAAATAATTAAAGAAAGACAAGGGTATATTATTAAACAAACGATATCTGAATCAGTTTCTGATTATATTGCACCTATGAAAAATAGAAGATATTATTCTTCTTATTCTCAAGCGTTGAAGAAAATGAACTTGATGGCGAGGGAGTTCAATCAACTACACGGTAACGAAAGTGGTACTTCTCTTTTTGAACAAGAGGACGAAAAAAAAAAAGACACTAAATACGTAATTTCCACATCTAAAAAAACTGAAGGACAACCTGTAACAACTACCACAACAACAATTGCGGTACCTCCTGTTGCAGCACCTCCTGTTGCAGCACCTCCTGTTGCAGCACCTCCTGTTGCGGCACCTACAACTCCACAACCAATGGAAGAACAAGGTGATCCGACATTAAATCCATTATTGGCACCACAACCTGGACCTGCACCCGCTCCTGATCCCGCTGCGGCACCTGCTCCTGATCCCGCTGCTGCACCTGCACCTGAAGAAGTACCAATGACTGATGAAGTACCAGTACCTGAAGAAGTACCGGCAACTGAAGAGGAAGTTACATTTAAAATAATTCAAAAACTTACAGGTAAATTAGCTCAAAAAATTAGAACTTATACTGGTCAAGAAGAAATGAGTTCAAATGATACAAAATACGTAATCAATTCAATTTTATCGGCACTTGATTTAACAACACTTGAAGAAGATGATGTTGAAGATATAATCTCAAGATTGGAAGGTGAAGAAGAAGAGATTGATGGTGAGGAAGAATCATTAGACGGTGAAGAAATAGACACCGAAGGTGAAGGAATGGAAGATGAAGTAACTGAACCACAACCTGAAGCTGAGATGGGAGAAGAATACGATAACTTCGGAGGAGCATTTAACGATTATCTTGGAGCCGCATACACATCAAAAATGTCAGATAATTTAATGAATGAATTTGATGATGAAGAATATAATGAGTATGAAAATGAATACCCAAAACACGGATCAAGAGAAAAAATTAGAAGATATGGTGATGAAGAAACATTTGAGGATCTTTTTACAGAGTCTAAAGTAGATAAAATTATTTCAAATTATTTTTCGGTTGACAAAAATGAAAAATTAATAAAAGAACAAAAACAAAAACAAACTTTAAAAAAATTAAATGAAAAAGAAGTTTATAGATTATCAGAATCTATAAAACAAGAAAGATCTTCTTTGAAGTTTATGGAGGAGAATCCAAAAGCAATTTTAGTTGGTGCTACCGTTAAGAAAAATTTGGTATTTAAAGAAGGTATTAAAGAATTTAGAATAACACCAAACGGACAAGTTATATGAATAAATTAATTTACATAAATGGTATGGGTCCAAATTATAAGGGAGACAACATTTATGAATTTATATTCTCAGATACGTTAGAAGTTTGGGGAGAAAATTGGGAATCAAAACCTGCAAATGGTTACCCACTTCCTCCTGATGTTGAATATATTAAACGAGTTGGGGTTTTGACTAACGGAGAGATAACATTAGAGTTAGTACAAGACTCTGATGTTTTTTCAGTTATAGATTCAATGGATGGTGTGTTAGCATTAGGGTGGGAAAAAGAGAATAACAATGTTGATTTTTCAATCGTCAAAAGATTAGTATTTAAATTTGGCGATTCAGAACAAGACGTAAAAGATAAACTATATGAACGAGATATCGTTCTTGAATTTGAAAAAAAAGTGGTATATGAAAACTAAAGATCACGTTTTAAACTTATTATCTCACGGGTTTAAATTTGACACTATTGCGAGATTAAATGAATCTCAAGTAAGAGTATTATCCGAAAAAATTTCTAAAGAGGAAAGTAAGGAACAAGAAGTTACAAAAAAAATGACAACGACTTATGAGATTCCTGCTCAAACCGCAAAAACAACGGGAGCAGATATCGGTAATGTTAATATAAAAGTTGACCCATCTGGAATAGTTAAAGCGACTGAAATTGGAGAAGACGCAACATTAGATGTTGTTAACGATCCTGACGCAACTGAAGATGGTATGGGAATTTTTGAAAAATTTGAATCAAAATCACAACAAAGATTGTTCTACGCAAGATGTGGTAATGGTAAAACAAAAACAGAAAAAAAATGGTGTAAATGGGCAAAAGAATCTTCTAAAAAAACTGACTATGAAACAACACCTGAGAAAAAAGAAAAAAATGAATCTGATGAAAAATTTATAGAAGAAAGTATTGTTAGATTGATTGAAAAAAATATTAGTCCTAAAATGAGTAAAGGTGATTTAATTCGTACTATTAATGAAAAATCACAAAAGTCATCTATGATATTGAGAAACCCATTAAAAAATACTATGTTTTCAAAAGAATCAGGAATTGAAATGAAACGTATGAAAAGACCAACAATGGGAATGCCAATTATGGGAACAATGGAAGAAAATACTAAAAAAGAAGTTCTTAACATCACAGAAAAACAAATGGATATGTTACATGAAAAAGGTATCTGCGAATGTGGTAACAAATGTTTAGTTTATAGAGATTCGGATGTTAAAGATTCAGTATTATTAGATAAAATAGCAGAAACTGAAAAAGATTGTGTATTCATTTCTAAAAAACAAATGGATATGTTACATGAAAAAGGTATCTGCGAATGTGGTGATATTACACTAAAATACAAAGAAGGTAAAAAAGAAAAACCAAGAGGTCATAGAAAAAATATGGAAGAAAATACTAAAGAAAGAGAGGCACCAGTAAAAGAACCGGGAATTAAAAACCCACCAAAAAGAGACAATCCATTTAAAAATCCAAACCCTGGTACAAAAGAAAAACCAAGAGGTCAAAGAAAAACTAAGGACGAAATGAAAAAAGATTTTATTGTATTAATTAAACAGGCTTTAACTAAATAATAATGAAAGAGAAATATATACAACATTTAATTAATAAGGTTATTAAAGAAGCACCTGTTGATTATGGAGATTATCCTGAAAGAATGGATCCAAAAACTCAAAGTAATATTGAGAATCCTGAAAAAAACTTATATGGTAAAAATAAAGCCTTTAGAGGTGGTACGTCTGATGTTGAAAAAATAACATCAAAACGATTTAAAGATATTGTGGATTACGTTAAACGTTATTATGGTATGGTTGATGATCAAGGTAGACCAAACAAGGGTATTAATATTACTGACCCAAGAGTTAAACACGGTATTCAAGTTGAACAATTGAATGCAGTAAGAGAAGTTATGGGAATTGAATCACCTAAAAAAAACGAATTAAAAGATTTAGCCTTAGAAATTTCGGCTAAAGAAGAAGGTTGGTTACCATATAGTAAAACTTTGGAAGATGCAATGGATGAGGGATTGATTGAAAAAGAACCATCAAACGGAGCTGGAACAAAGTATAAATTTGAATTTATTAACGTTGAGGTATTTTTAAACGAAAAAAGAATTAACCCTAACGAATTCCAAATGGAAAAGGAAGAGGAACCTGAATTTGAAATTCCTTCAAATTTCTCGTTTGATGTTGATGAGTTAACTCCACAAGAAGAATTCCAACTTGAGGTTGAAAAAAGAAATGTTATTAACGCAATTATTCAAGGTAAAGGTAAAAAAGGTCAATTTGCTTTCCAAGCATTTAAAGATAGATTAGATGAAATTGACCCTCGTTTATACCCACTTTATAATAAAATTATGTCGGCAAATGACTTAATGTATTTTACCGATGAGGATTTAATTGAATCTATGGGTGGTAGTGCCGCTGGATCATCAGGTGTTGATGAAGATGGTGAAGATGAAGACAAAGACTTAGTTATTGCAAATGGTGTTATATTTCCTATTTTATTACATGAGTTAGTTAAAGGTTTTGCTGCAATACCAACAAGAGAACAATGGAGAGGTATGGAACCAGGAAAGGCTCAAGATGTGATGGGACAAACAGATGTATTTTCAAATGAACCAATGCAATTTAGAGTAGGTGGAGAATTAATCACAAAATTAAGATTCCTTTTACCTGACGATTTAACGATAAATATTGAAAATAGAGATTTATTACCATTCTTTGAAAGATTACTTTATGCAGTTCCTGCTGAAGAATTCTTAAAAGAAATTATGGCTAATGTTGTTTCTGAAGACCCAAGAGATAATGATAAAGCAAAACGAAAATTCAACGAATTATTAGTTAAGGCAAAAGAAGATTACAAAAAATATAAAGGTGATGGGGATGATGAAGACTATGAAGATGAGGATGAAGATGATGATATCTTATCTAAATTAGGTTTCTAATTTAAACTACAAATACTTAAAACCCCCTTTTATTAAAATAACTGGGGGTTTTGATATTTATATAGAAATGTCTTATGGGTTTAACTAAAGAACAGATAATGTTGGAATATGTGAAGTGTATGAAAGATACTCCATATGCATTAAAAACATATCTACAAACATATGATAATACCGTTTCAAAATACGTACCATTGGAGTTATTTCCCGATCAGATATCGTTATTAAATGACTATGAAGAATATGAAGAGAATATTGCGTTAAAATATCGTCAGGCGGGCGTATCCACCGTAACTGCGGCATGGATATCAAAAAAATTAGTATTTGCTAAAAAATCACAACCTGAGAAAATTCTTATTATTGCCAACAAATTGGATACATCCATGGAGATGGCTAATAAGATACGTACGTTTGTTGATCAATGGCCAAATTGGGTTGGGTCAGGATTCTCAACCGATAAGAATTCACAAAAACACTATAAATTAACAAATGGGTCTGAGGTAAAGGCGGTTGCAACATCAAAAGATGCCTTGCGTGGTTTTACCCCCACAATTCTTGTGTTTGATGAAGCTGCGTTTATTGAGGCGGATGGTGATTTTTGGGCGGCTTGTATGGCATCCTTATCCACAGGGGGTAAGGTAATTGTGGTTTCAACACCAAATGGTTATGACCCGATTTATTATGATATATATGATCAAGCATTAAAGGGAATGAATAACTTCAAAATCTCTGAGATGTTCTGGTATAGAGATCCAAGATATTCAAAAGATTTATTTTTAGTTCCAACTGAAGATTTAGTTAAATATCTTCTTAATAAAGAAGAACATGATGAGAGTAAACACATATCCTTTGCTCATATTGACCCATATAAAAGGGATTATGATGAACTAAGTTCTTATTTAAAAAAAGGGTACAAACCTTGTTCTACTTGGTATGAGAAAATGGTTAAGAAACTTAAATATGATAAAAGGAAGATTAACCAAGAGTTAAATTGTGAATTTTTAGGTTCTGGGGATAACGTTTTTGAAAATACCCAATTAGATTATATCAAAGATAATACAATTACAGACCCTATTGGTAAATTGATGGGTAATTCATTATGGATGTGGAAAGAACCCGTA